TGATGATAAATGAAAGTCAAATAAATGACTTGATGGATAGCCTAGTGGCTAATGGTTTTACAGTAGAGGCTATGTCAGTAGCCCCTGCTACAATATAAGAAAGAAAGGAAATAAATAAATGATAAACTCAGTTCAAATTATAGACTGCTCATCTTGTTATGGTCAGGGCGTTATTTTCTACGGAGATGAAAATAATTTTGATGTAGAACCTTGCGAGTGTGTAGCAAATGGATAGCGTTCAATATTACTATTACTCAAAAGAACAACTACGCAGGAAAGCCCACCTAGAAAATGGTGGCACTCTTGCTAACTATGACCGCTCACATTACGAATTAGAAAAGGAGAATGATGATACCAGTCAGACTAACAACAACTAACGGAGAAACTAAAACAATAAATCTCCCAAATAAAGAAACCGTAGAAACTTTTATTTCTACTTTCTCAAGCGAGTTGCCTATTGGTTATGCCGTATGTATTGACGCACCACTAATCGGAATACATAGCGGGTGGCTATTTGGAAAAATGCAAGCGCCAGTATCAAAATAAAATAGCCCACCAGTATGGGGAAAAATTTTAGTGACACATAAATGTGCTCACTATTTTTTTTTATTTTATTTTTTTTATTTATGTATCATACACTTTAGAAAAAAATTCAGATTTTTGATATAATAGGTTTATGCACCTGACAGAAAAAGCGGTAGATAAAGTAGCCTCCCTTATAAAGGATAGCCGTATAGCCACACCAGAATACGATCTATTCTTGAGGATTGCAGTTCAGCCTGGAGGGTGTTCTGGTTTGAGATATCAGACCTATTTTGACTTTGAGGAAAAAGACGGGGATGAAATAATCTCCCATAAAGACTTTGACGTACACATAGACAGAATGTCATGGCCTTATCTAAACGAATCAACCCTAGACTATGTAGAGACTATGGAGAAAATTGGTTTTACAATAGACAACCCTATGGCTCAAGGATCCTGTGCCTGTGGAGATAGTTTTAATTAAAGTGATAAAATTGTAGGAGGGTCAAAATGAGCGAATCAGAAAAAATTTCAGAAACAGACAATATGGGTAGAGAAAAATTTTGGGAAGATATCGGAAGACCAGAAAACGATGGTTTGGCATTAAAAATATTTAAAGAACAATGTTGTGACAATTGCGGTCAGGTTACTGGCAAGGACCTTTAAGGCGAGTTGCCTTCAATAGTGTTTCGGGTAGAAGTTGAGCATATTTCTCAGCAACCTCAGTAGCATGATCGTCTCCATCTAAATAATGTTCTTCAGACAAAGGGTTTTCGTCTTCTCCATGATGTGTTTGGCATAACAAGATATCATAATAATCTTCATCACCAAAAAATTTATCTGGTCTCCAATGTGCTTGGTTTGTGCCAGAAAACCAAACTGCTTGATTCTTTTCCATTTCAAACTTTTCATCTTCAACATAAAAATCCCAATCAAGAGTTTTATCTAATTCAATAGTAAACATATATGCAGTATGTGTTTCTGACCTATCTTGGTGCGGGTACAAAGATGGAATTTCACCACTTAGTGGAGTATACCTAGCCCACAAGATACCAATATGATCTACAGGTCCACCTGTTTTCTCTTCAAACTTTTGTCTAATCTTATCTTCAACTTGTTTGGGCAGTCCTGGAAGCGGACCATTGCGACGTTCACTAAAAAATATAACTAAAAATCCATTGTTAGTGTTTTTACGAAAATGTAGCCATGGATCGTTTGCTTCGGCAATACCAATATCGATTGTCTTCTTAATTGTGTCATAAATCATACCGTATTCTTCATCTGTAAAAAAATATTTTTCGGTATGCGGTTTTAAGGGATCAATATTTGCCATGTAAAGATTATAACACATGATTATGGTATACTTTTAAAGACGATAGGAGGCCTATATGGCACTAGAAAAAATGAGTTCTGTAGAAACTGATTGGTATACAACTCAAGAAGGAACTGCTCAAGCAAAAGACTTTATTTTTAAAGATTTTTGTGACTATATTATTGTAATAAAAACATTTGCAGATCCATCTGACAACACACAATTAAAGAAAACTGAAATTGTGCATATCAACTCTAATGATGGGCGGGTAGTTAATAAATCTTACAATGAATTAGATCCACCATTAAAAGATGCACTGACAAGGGCTAATTTCCCTATTGCAAAGTAAAGTACTTAGCGACATAAGAACCCACTTGGTTTGACATATTTTCTCTATGAGCACTGTCTAACATAAGTGGGTCTTCTGTATCTTCAACAACTTGAGCAACTATAATATCGTAATAATCATCTGGCCCAAACTCTATATCTGGTCTCCAATGTATCTGATGTGATCCAGAAAACAGTACTGCTGTGTTTCTTTTAATATCGTATCCTTGATCTCCTATGTAAACAGTCCACGGTAAAGTATGATCAAGTTGAATACTTAATGTAAGAGATGCTTGATGCAATCCTACGTCATAATGAGGGTAAAGCCTAGGCCTACTATTAGATTTTAATGTATACCTAGGCATATGATTGCCCCATTCCTTAACTTTGATTGGCACATTGTCTTGAACAATTTGCACAATCTTTTTTCTTATGTTTCCGCTAAATGGTTTGGTGTTGGTTATATAACCACAACTTTCATCAGTTAAAAGATTTTCACTTTTTGAGCGGGAATCATAAATTTCATTAATTTCTTCTTCGCTGAACACATTGTAAATAACAATAGGCTCAAAATTAAAAAAGAAAGAACTATTAGTCACGAATGTAGCCGTTTTCTTTTAAAGTGTCAAACAGCATCCCATTAACAGCGTTTAACTGATCTTGTTGTTGTGCTATGACAGACTCTACTTGATCCATTTGAACACCTGCAGTTGCAGCCATTCTTCGATTGTATTCATTTACAGTCTTTGTCATTAAAGCAACGCCTTCGTCTCTATACATATCTCACCACTTTCCTATTGGACATTTTGCGCCTTGCAGTGTTGTTTTTAATTTCATAAAACAACCACACTTATTACATTTTACCATACGCTTGTTGAGATGTTCACAAGACATACAGATATCTAATCGCCTCTTGGCTTCGTCTTGATCACTTCTTGGTTTGGTAGGATTAATTAAATCCCAAACCTTGACATCTTTTTTATCTCCAAACCCTGGTATTATTTCCATTCAGTTTCCTCCATATATGTTACCGAATATCTTCCCCTCTTCTTTTCTACATATGAGAAAATATCATCCATATATCTCTTAACAGTATTATACCCGACTTCATCCTTAATATATTTAATACCTGTAATTATTGTTTCATGTGAAACATTTTCTTTGACAAGGGCTTCATTGACTGTTTTTATATACCGCTTTTTCCAAAAATAAGGAGAAGTAAATGATTGATCTTCTCCGTATTCTGATCTCATATCGTCATCGATAGATTTAGAATATTCTGTGTTATCAATCACATACTTAACAGAAGGGTGTGGCATCTTATTAGACCAGTTTTGCATGTTGTCGCTGTATTTAATCATATTCTTTAGACTTGAATCAGCGTATGCCATGCGTATTATGTCTTGTGCTGATGTTTCTATCTCTAGCGCAAAAGCCAAAAGATATGCGGTGGCAAATGGATATTTGTCTGTATAGTTCGTAACCCCGTAATGAACATTAGGATTGAACGATCTTTTAGACATATTGTCATTTATTAATCGCATATGATTTCCGAGAGAAACAATATTTGTCCTATTGATATCGCAATCAAGAAACAAACACTCTTCTATTTTTACCCCGTCGGAAAGACATAATTTATTTTTGTCATATGTTCCAACTACTTTTGCGCCGTTAAATTTATTTAAAAAATTCGCCGAGACAAAACCATCCATATCAGGAGAAATGATTATTTTATCAAACCCCTCTAAAGTTTCAAGAATTTCTTTTTTCATTATATTCCTTCCATACGTCAAAAAATGATTCGGTTATAGATATGTGTCCCAATATTCCAAAATGCTGATTGTCTCTGGCCATATCAAAATAATGATGATCTTTATATTTGTCAACTAAATCTAAATCTATTGACTTGTCAAACTTTACAAAATTTTTAAAAATTGTTTTCTTTTCAGATGATATGTAGTTATTATAAGCATTCCACCAAGTACTCCAAAAAAATGGTACTTCTATAGACTCTAAATAATCTTCAAGAATTTGTATAGAATTTATTACATTAAAAGCAAAAGCGTCTATATCTAATCTGTGTGAGCCATTTTCTTTGTGAGCCGATACAGATATTTTTAGATTTTCATTAAAATGAATTATACTTAAATTATTATCAATAAAACTTTCTGTCCTACTAAAATTTGGATATAGGGCAAATATTGCCTTTGGCTTTCCAAATTGCTTAATATATTTATGTATGTTATATGTTATAACATTGGTTGATATTCCGTTTATTCCTAAATTAAAAATTTTTTCTCCGTTTAATTTTTTATTTAAAAAATATGGCCATATTAAATTTTCTGGAAGTCCTATTCCAAAAGTTACAGAGCATCCAGCATATAGAAAGTTATTTGAAGCATCTTCCTTAGAAAAATTTTCACATCTATAACCTAAATTATTTGTGTTATATATCACATCATTTATTTCATATAACTTGAAGTCTTTGTTATCTGTCCCTCCGTGACACGTGCAGTCGTAACATATTTGACTCAAAGAAGAGTTTGAAATAAGGGGATTTTTGATTGCATACAACCCATCATCTTTAGTAACTATCTTTGATGCATCAATTACATTATTAGTAAAATAGTTAGAGATTCCAGAAAATTTTTCTTGTACAGTTTTCATTTTATAAAAACTCCATGTTATAATTGCCTAGTTATGACAGCCTCTTCCGAACTTGCAGCCCTTATTTTGACCACACTATCCATTGTAGCATTAGTTGCTGGTGGAGTCAAGTGGTTAACAAAACATTACTTTGATGAAATACGTGCAGAGTTGAGACCTAACGGCGGATCAAGTTTAAAAGATCAAGTGGCGAGGCTTGAGCAAAAAGTTGACATTATCTATGATATTGTAATCAACAAAGACTAGGCTTTCCAATTTTCATTAGCAAAAAACCATTGAGTAGAATATCTGTGCCCAGACCTTACTTCTAAAATTTCATGTATATATTTTGACTCAAATGCAACAAAATCTCCAGCAACTGGTTTATAAATATATGGTGATTTTATATCGCTTTCTTCTGGTCTTTCTATCGCAACGTCGTCATCGTGAAATTTTAATTCTCCACCCTCAAAATTATCATTCCAATAAAAAATTCCTGATATTGTAATTGGGCTATCGCCACCTACAGTTAATCCTGGATGTGGTTGATATGTGCCTGTAGGGATATCTGGATGAGGTCCAAGACTCATTCCTGGATCTCTTCTGTCAATTGTTAAAAAAGAAGTATTCATGAGATCTGCGTATTCTGGATTAATTATTTTAACATTTCTTTGACTTAAATTAAAATCTTTTTCTATTGATGGAATAACTTGTTTATGAACAGAATACATTTTTTTATAAACAGACATAGGCAGCCAATCTCTTAATTGTTTAACAGCCTCATCTGTACAAATACTAGGACTCCATAAAGGATCTTCAAAATACCCCATAACATTTAAAACAGATAATCTGTCTTCTTCAGACATTAAATTTTTATAAATTTTGATCATATATTGATTATAACATTCTTTTAATTATGTATAATTAGTATCTTTAGGGAAAGTCCCCCCCTCCCCCCGTAGATTTTGGTTTTATCTGACGGTGGAAGAGAGATTTATCTTTAGTGCAAAGTCCCCTCAAACCCTATAACCACTATACCACAAACAATTTTGTATGCAATTCAAAATGTCCGTTTTATCCGTTATGATATAATTTTAATGCTTGTCCTGTGATCAGTCTCTCATACCCACCGATCATAGGGCAAGTATATATTTTATGGTATAATCTTGTATTATGGCAAATTCCTGTTCTCCTGAAATTTTTGGTGCTGATCCAGTTAACATACAGTGGAGAATAGTTCGTGGAGACGAAGCAACAATTAAAGTGGAATTTTTTGAAAATGACGAAATCACATATTATGATACAGACAATTGGACATATAAGGCTACAGCCTACGATCCTTCTGGAGATATTTTAGATTCATTAGATTGTGTTGCATCTGAAGGCTATGTTACTGTAACCGCAACTTCAGAAATAACTTCAAATTGGGGATCTGGATTTTCAGCAACTGTTGCCGAATTACCATTTGATGTTCAAGTGACAATTTCAAGCACAGAAAAAACAATTTGGACACCAATTATTGGCACAATTTATGTCTTAGGAAATGTTAGTCCAGGAAGTTTGTAATGTCAATTGTTGTTAAAGTTACAGATAAAAAAGAATTGCCATCGGTAATAAAGATTAACGGTAAAACATACAAAGTCAAATAATTAGGGGATAATACACCTATGGCCATCTCTAAGTCTATGGATTTTCCAGGTAAAAAATCTTCTTATGCTGCACAAGTTGTAGAAACTCAAGCAACTAATGCTGATGTATTAATTAATTATGTTCCTGTTCCTGGCCCTATGGGTCCCGTCGGACCTGCAGGAGTACCTGGACCTCAAGGACCTACTGGAAAGGACGGCATTCAAGGTCCTAAAGGCGAAAGAGGTGCATCTGGTAAAGATGGTCTAAGTTCTGTATCTGCATCTGAACAACAAGCAGGTTGGGCGTCATATTTTAATCTAAATAGAAAACCTACAAACCTTGGTGTCAACTATGGAGATGATGGATGGGTAAGTGTTTGGGTAGATTCTAAAGGTAGCAATACAAACGAAAAATACTTACCACACGAATGTACCAGTCTTTGGAATGCAGAGCAGAGGATGCTTAATTTTCATGGTTTAAAAATAGGATCTCAGGTATTCGTAACATATAACTTTGAACTTACTACTGAATCTAATAATACAGAGGTTTGGATAAGAACACTTTTTCCTAAATCTACCACCGAAATTTCTCAATTTGTGGCATCATTAAAATATCAGTATGTCTACAATATGTATGTTACACAGCACTTTTTTATAGAAAATAATGCTATGTGGAATTCTGGGGCGATACCTCAAATCAGAACAGATTATGACTCGTCCGTAATAATGAATTCTATATACGTCAGCGTGGTATAATTTACGGGGAGGAACTATGGCATTTCCAGGAACTTACAATATTAATTATTACAGAGGTGACACTTATCAGTTTCGTGTGTACCCTAAAAAACCAGACGGCTTACCATTTCCGTTAACATCTTATAACTTAGAAGATGATCCATTAACTACTGGCGAAGTAGAGGGGGTTATTTTTGCATTTGCTCAAACAAGAGGTGGAAGTTCTGCCCCAGGATGGCATAAATGTTTAGCAGAAATTTCTGATGAAGGCGATTATGTTTTATGCACAATTAGACCAGAAGATGGTTTAACTATGGATGCATCAAAAGATTATGTTTATGATGTTCAGGTAAGAAAGCCAGGAGTAGACTATCCTCAAGTATTAACTTTATTAACTGGAACAATTAACATTACAGAACAGGTAGCAGATAAATAATGACAGACGATGTATTAGTTCTAGGTGGACCAGACACAGTTAATGTAGAGGTAGATTTTGGAGACAAGGGTGATCGTGGTAGTTTAATTTTTGTAGGTAATGGAGATCCAGATTCTGTTGATATTGGACAAGTTCCTAGGGTATTTGATTTGTATATAAATTTGAAAAAGAATAGTCCAGAAAATAAATATTTAATGCTTTATCAATATACTTACGGATTAGGAAGCAGCACACCACAGTGGCAAACTCTTAATAGGCTTATTCCAAATACATATAGTACATTACAAGAAATATCTTTTCCAACACAAAATTATTGTTTCATACCGTTAAACTTTATTAAAGATCCATCTTATGTGGGAAATGTTACAAGTGAAAATCTTAGTGTTCAAGCAACAATTGCAACCTCATCAGGTAGAGCAATAGCCAATGCAATAAAAACAGAAATTGTAAGTAACGACGGTTCAGAGGATTTAAAAATTACTTTTTATGCAAAGGAGTTTGATGGAAGTTCTTGGGTAGACATTACAGAATCAAGAACGGCCCACCTGCACATTTCGGTGGTATAATCAAGGGGGTGATTTAAGTGGCAACAGAAGATATTGGTGGCATATGGAACGTAAAACAACCAGGCTACGAAGACAAGGCTGACATACAGGCAACACTTAAACTATTCCTGTACGGAGATTATAACTTTGATACAACAGATACTGCAGCAAATCAAAAAACAAATTTAGAAAATAATGATGGAATAGCAAGACATTTACAAGATTTAAGAGACGACGTAGATAGAGTAGACAATCGTGGCATTGGTTCTGACTATATAACTTTAGCAAACATGCAAGCAATACCAGCACCAACGGATGGATATATAGTTATGGCGTCAGATTCTGCTGGAGCATCAGTTCAGTCAACTTATGGAATTGCTCTTTATCAAAACGAAGAGCCAACGACTAACTTAACAAATGGAATTGTTTGGGTAGATAAAGATTCAGAAAATAAAGATATTTATGTTTATGAGTCTTCTGATTTTGTTAAGGTTGGAACATATACGGAGGCCAAAGGAGATTTAATTGTTGGCTCTGATCAAGGAGTTACGCAAATCTTGCCAGTAGGAGACACTGGAAAAGTTTTAACAGCAGATTCAAGTTCCGAACTAGGTGTTTCTTGGACAGATTTAGATTACGAAACAAACAAAAATATATCTTCAATGTATTTTGGAAATTATTCACAAACAAGTGTGAGTGGTGTAGCGTTAAATGGTGTCAATGAAAATGGAGTATTAAAAACAATTGATTCTAATGATATAGAATTAGCAATAACAAAAAGTGCATCATCTACAAAAATAAAAATTACATTTACTGGTATTTGTAGACCAACAACAAACACAAATGATACGATATGTTTAGGATTACAAAGAAAAATTAATGCTGGCGCATATTCAACTATAAATGTTGGTTTAGTATCTAAAGAATTAGTTAGTTCACATTTTGAATGGTTGGATACTCATGGAGCAACAACTGGAGATGTAATTACTTATAGATTAATTAATAGTCCCAAAGCGGGTTATGACCCTAATGTATTAACACAAAGATTTGGCGAAACATCAGATACTTTTATTGTGGAGGAAATATAATATGGCACAATTATCAACACAAAGTAAAGTAGCATACATGTATGATCAAGGTAGCGATACATGGTATGCAATTGCTGGTGTAGCAAATACCAATGTTCCATACACATGGACACAGGCACACACTTTTGGATCCACAGTAACGGTTAACGATGTTATTAAAGCAAAAGGTGGAGTTAATATATTTCAAAATACAACTGCTAGAGATGCTGCAATAAATTATCCAACAGAAGGAACAGTGTGCTTTGTAGAACAAACAAATGGTGGAACAGATATAAGTCAAATTCAATATTATAATGGGACTAAGTGGGTTGGATTACTTGATACTGTTGTATTTAATGAAAAACTTAGTAGTTATACACTTGTTTTAGGTGATGCTGGTAAAACAGTAGCAATTAATTCTGGATCAGACACTACCATTACAGTTCCGTTAAATTCTTCTGTACCATTTGACATCGGACAAAGAATAGATGTAATTAGAGTTGGTTCTGGTGCCGTTTCTTTTAGTGGTGCAACAGTAGCAGTTGTAATTAATAGTAAAAATTCAAATAAAAAAATTGCTGCAAGGTATTCTGGAGCAACTCTTATAAAATATGCTACAGACACTTGGGTTTTAATTGGCGATTTGACGGCGTAGGTGTCCAATGTTAAATTCATTATGGACATTTTTATTAAAAGGTATGGGATCAGTCCCTAACCTACTTGGATTAACAAAAAATCAAGCAAGGAATGCTTTACAAAATGCAGGATTGAATTACGGTACTGAAATAGAAGAAATTCAAAGCGATGAATCTTTAACTGGATTGGTTAAATCACAAGATGTTCCAGCACATACGTTATTAGATTATGAGACTGCTGTTGACTACAAACTTCATTCATTTGCTTTTTCACCATTTGGAGTTTTTGGATTCTCTCCTTTTGGAGTTTTTGGATTTTCTCCTTTTGGAGTTTTTGGATTTTCTCCGTTTTCAGTTTTTAGTTTTTCACCAGAACCAATAGTATGTCCGCAACCTGGCGCTTGGAGTGAATGGTCTTCTTGGACTATAGGTCCTTGGGGTCCATTTATACCCGCAGCACCTGCGTGTGGGGACGATGGTTACAGAAGACAATATAGAACTTATACTAGGACTAGAACAAGAACAATATATAACTTAGTTAATGGAGTTTGCCAAAGTGGAACTGAAACTGAAACAGATACATTGCAAGATCAAAATGTTGAAGTTTGCGGTATTATAGCATTTAACTTTATGCCAACGTTTGGCGTATTTTCATTTACGCCAGCGTTCTCAGTATTTAGTTTCACACCAGCGTTCTCAGTATTTAGTTTCACGCCAGCGTTCTCAGTATTTAGTTTCACGCCAGCGTTCTCAGTATTTAGTTTCACACCAGAGAGTACATTTAACTTCGCTCCTTGGGGTTAATTAGGGAATTTGCCTAACCATTCTTTTGCTCTTGGAGTTAAACCCTTCCAAGAACTCCAATCTTCTCCGCCATTTGTCATTTTATAAACAATTTGTGCGTTTACAACTGGATTAAATAAGTCAGCATTGTGATCTAAATCATACTTTTCACGACGATCTGGACCAAGCATTCCAAGCATATTTATTTGAAAAATACCATATGAACTGTCTCCAGTTTTAATATTTCCATTAAATGCAAATGGTCGACCATTACTTTCTCTCTTAGCAATAGCCCAAGCCTTCTTAAGACTGTTACCTTCAAAACCTACTAATTGCAGTAGATTTTTTAGATCTTTGTCAGATAGAGATGTAGCATTAGAATATTTTTCTAACTGATCTTCTTTAGCCTTAGAAACAATTTTAGCCACTTCCGTGGCCTCTATGGTCTCTTCAAGCACAATAGTTTTACTATCGTTTAATCGGTTTTCAGAAGCATTAGCCACGTTTGACCAAACGGCAAACATAGCCAATATGCTGAGTGTACAAATGATATTTTTATTATTATTCATAAAATTAATCATAGTTTCCTCCTTAGAAACGGAATGACACCTTGTTAAAGGGTGTCACTTTATTTCCAAGTATAACACAATTTAGGTGAGTTAGTCAAATAATGATATAATTAACTTCTATGGCAGATATAACAGATAATTATAGTTTAAAATTTCCAGAAGCAACAGATTCTGTAAATGTTCATAATGATATTAAAAAATTAGCAGATTCTGTAGACACTGCTTTACAGTCTTTAGATGCATCCAATGTTAGAATAAAAGTTATTAATAGAACATCAAGTAATATTTTGGCTGGTAAACCAGTTTATGCTGCAACATGGCTTAATCCTGATTTAAATACAGAAGAAGGTCAAAGCAATGGAAGAACAGTTGTAAAACCTTTTACTTCAGAGTTGTCAGATAATTATCCATTTTTAGGATTAACCAAAGAAACAATAACTGCAAACGGAGGTGTTGGAGAAGTTGTTGTTTCTGGAGTTCTTTCTGGACCAAATATAAATACGTCATCTTTTCAAGCAGGAAATCTTTTGTATCCAACTTCTGGTGGTGGATTATCTACTACTGTAAATGGTGGAGCACTTGGTGTAGTTGCATTATCTTCAACTAATGATGGAGTTATAGTTGTTCAAGCAAAAGGCAATGGAACGTGGGGGGCATTGAAGGCTGGATTAGCCTAATATGATATAATCACAACATGGCAAATTTTCGTGGATCCGCTTCTTCTTATGATATTGGTGAAAAGCCACCTACAGTTCTTTGGACAGTAGTTAGAGGAGACACATCTGGTTTTAAAGTTTATGTAGTAGACGATGCTGGACAACCATTAAATATTCCAGATTGGGCTATTAACATGAAAATTAAAAGACCAACAAATAGTGCTGATGCAGGAGTTATTACAGATAATGCAACACTTGTTCTTCATTTAAACCCAGAGCACGATGCTGATGATTTAGATGGAGAGTTTACTGTTTACTTAACTTCAGCACAATCTCAAATTTTACAAACAGGAGATATCTTTGATATTCAGTTATCAGACCCAACAAGAGTATGGACGGTTGCTCAAGGTAGCCTTAAAATACTCGAAGATGTAACCGATTAATGGCAACAGCAACAATATCAGACCTTAAACATAAAACAAAATATATTAAATCTATAGATCATTCAATAAAATATATAGACACAATAAAGCCTACAGTAAAAATTAATTATTCGTTGCCGTTTCGTGTTAGATTTACCAGTATCAATATTGAGGGATACAGTTCTTCTAACCCGCCCCCAATTCCATTGCAGGTCATCGGATTTAGCAACTGGATTCTTTAAAAAAATAGCATAAAAAGGAGTTATAATACCATCATGGCCAAGATATCAATATCTAATTTAAAGACAAAGTTTGAGACTGGGGATCGCCCCACTCAGCAAGACTATGAGGACTTGATTGATTCAACCTCAGCCCGTTCAACAGACTTGGCGTCATCGGGCAATAATGAAAACACAATTTCAGGCATTGAAAATCCAACAGTAATAGATAATTTTGATGCTACAGAATTTCGTATGATTAAGTATATTGTTTCTATCGCAAAGACAACTGCGGGAGATAACAAGTTCTATGCAACAGAGTTGACCATCTTGGTAGACGGCACAAATGTGAATGTCTCTGAGTATGGCACAATAGACAATGATGGGAATATTGGCACCGTTAGCGTCTCCAGGGCTGGAAATACAGTATCCTTAACGGTTACTCCAGATCCTGCGATTAAGCCAGTCACAGTTCGTTTTGCACGAATTGGACTTAAGGCGTAAACAAGGAGATAATAAATGGCAACAGTCACAAAAGACTTTAAGGTAAAAAATGGTCTGATTGTTGAAGGCACAACAGGTACCATCAACAACCATGACATTCTTACTAAGAAGACTGACGATCAAACTTATATCGTCAACCTGATTGGCGGAACAGCCACATCAGCAAATGAAGCAAACAAGGTTGTAAAGCGTGATGGCTCAGGCAACTTTGCTGCAGGTACAATTACAGCAGACCTCGTTGGTAATGTAACTGGTAATGCTTCAACAGCAACAACACTTGAGACTTCTCGCACAATTACATTGGGCGGAGATCTTGCAGGTTCCGTTTCATTTAATGGTTCTGCAAACGTAACATTAAACGCAACAGTTGCAAGTTCTTTTGCAACAGACGCAGAAGTTGCAGCAGCAAAAGCCGAAGCAATCTCAACTGCAGCAGATGACGCAACTACAAAGGCTAATAATGCAAGGTCAGAAGCAATCTCTACAGCAGCATTAGATGCAACTACAAAGGCTAATTTTGCCCAATCAGAGGCAATTGGATTTGCAGCATTAGATGCAACAGACAAGGCTAATAATGCCCTTACATCAGCAAATACTTACACAGATGGAAAAGTTGCAGACTTGGTTAGTGGTGCACCAGAACTACTTAACACCCTTAATGAGTTGGCAGAAGCAATTGGCGATGATGCTAACTTTGCTACAACTCTTACTACATCAGTAGGAACCAAGGTTTCAAAGGCTGGAGATACAATGACTGGACTTCTTGTCCTTTCAGCAGATCCATCAGCAGCCCTTGGTGCAGCAACAAAACAATATGTTGATGCAGCAGAAGCAGATGCAGTTTCAACTGCCTCAGCAGACGCTACCTCAAAGGCTAACGCAGCACAGTCTGCAGCAGCAGCAGATGCTACAAGCAAGGCTAACGCTGCACAAGCAGCAGCAATTGCTCATGCAGATGCACTCACAACAGCAGATGTAGAAGAAAATACAAACTTGTATTACACTGCTGCTCGTGCAAAAGGAGAAGCAGCAACGCTTCTTGCAAATGCAATAAAAACAAACATTGTAATTACTAAAGATGGTTCAGACAATCTTACAATTACCGCAGAAAACGGTGTTGCAGATTCTGATACTGACGATCTTGTTGAAGGTACTTCAAACCTATACTTCACAGATGCTCGTGCAGTATCTGCTCTTGAGGCAGTCACACCAGACTTCCCTGCAGTAGAAATTGCATCTGTAGCAAAGCAGGTAGCAGCAGAAGCATCTGTTGCAACTGCAAGCACAAACACAGCAGTGTCATGGGCTAAGGCTTCATATCGCTCTGCTGAATTTTTGGTTAAGATTGCCAATGGAACTCACACAGAAGTTTCAAAGGTTATTTTGACACTTGACACATCAGACAATGTTGCTATCACAGAATACGCAATGGTTGGAACAAATGGTTCTCTTGGATCGGTTTCAGCAGATGTTTCTGGCAACGATGTTCGTCTTCGTGTCACTACCGCTAACAACAACTCAACAGTTGCTGCTATCGGAACGCTTTTAAAGTAATAAAATAAATAAAAAGAGGGAGTGGTAATCTTGGCAACAGTCAACAAGGACTTCAAGGTTAAAAATGGACTTATCGTCGCAAGTGGCGGTGAGTTTGGCGGGACGGTAGTTGTAGCAGATCCTACACTATCAACCCATGCTGCTACTAAAGCATATGTAGATTCAGTAGTAGGCAGTATGACAACTGGGGCTACCGCTCCCTCTACACCAGATAATGGTGATTTATGGTTTGACACATTAACATCAAGAGTTAATGTTTATTATTCTGGATCATGGATTACTCTTGCAGCAATTGATGATACATTAAATCTTCCACAGCATATTCACGATACTGCTATCGATGGAACTGGTTTTATAGTGTCTCAGTTTGTAAGCGGAGGTAGTTTTAATGACCCACAGGGTTCTCCAGTAGATGGGGGATCCTACAATACCAACTCGTGGACAGTAGTCTATGACGGCGGTAGCGCAGTAGATAACTTCAATTAAAAACTGATGTTATAATAAGCACAGAAATAAAATGGTAGAAATACCACAAGGAGAGATAAATGGCAACAAGAATGCAACAGCGCAGAGGAACCGCAGCACAGTGGTCTGGCGCAAACCCAATTTTGGCAGCAGGTGAAATCGGTTTTGAAACCGACACAAGTAAATTTAAAATAGGTAACGGATCATCTACATGGTCTGCCCTAAACTATTATGTGGACGCAAATGCGATCCTTGACGGTGCACCAGGTGTACTAGATACTCTAAACGAACTTGCAGCAGCCTTGGGTGACGATCCAGAATTTATCACTACTGTTGCAACAAATCTCTCAACTCACGCAGCAGATACCTCAGATGTGCACGGTATCGCAAATACAGCAAACTTAGCAACACTTAATGATCTATCCGAGGCAATATCTAACGCAGAAGTTGATCAATCAACTCTTGCTGGCGTTGGACTTGATTGGAATGCAGGTACAGAACAGTTTGATATTGATGATACTGTTGTTACTCTTACAGGTACACAGTCATTAACCAATAAAACATTAAATGCAGCAGATCTTGGTTCAAGTTCAATAGCAACTACTCAAGATGGTGCTGATTCATCAACAAAAATTGCCACGACTGCATTCGTACAACAAAGAGTTTCTGCAGTTGTTGCAGGAGCACCAGAATTATTAAATACATTAAACGAACTTTCTATTGCAATTGCCAACGATCAAAATTTTTCAGCAACTATAACTGAATTAGTTGGACAAAAACTTGTTAAGGCTGGCGACACAATGACAGGATTTTTAACCTTGTCAGGTGCTCCAGTAAGTGACTTACACGCTGCCACAAAGTTGTATGTAGATACTAAGTCTAGTACAGAAGCAACTGGTGCCGTCAGCGCTCACACAATATCATCTACTAACGTACATGGTATCGCTGATGTGGGAGAACTTGCAACAAAGTCTTATGCAGACAACGCTGCTACTACAGCAGCAACTGGTGCCATAAGCGATCACACAGTATTATCTACTAACGTACATGGTATCGCTAATGTGGAAGAACTTGCAACAAAGGCTTATGCAGATAGTTCATCGACTGCAGCAGCAACATCAGCAACAGAAACCCATAGATTAGATACAACAAACGTACATGGAATTGTTGATACAGCAAACGTTGTTCTTACAGACGATGCTCGTTTGTCAGATACAAGAACACCAACCGATAATACAGTGTCAACAGACAAGATTGTTAATTCTTCAGTAACTGCAGTAAAACTTGCTGGAGATTCTGTGACAACTGCAAAGATTGAAGATGGTGCAGTGACCTCTGCTAAGATTGCAGATGGAGCAATTGTAAATGCTGATATTAATGATTCAGCAGCAATTGCATGGACTAAACTTGCTTCTTCTTCAACTATTTCTGAAACAGAACTTGGATATCTTGATGGGGTATCATCTAACATTCAGACTCAGTTTACTGGAGTAACTGCTGCAATTGCAACAGCAAAGGCTGAGGCTATCGCAGATGCGACATCACAAGTAAATGCAATTCTTGCAAGTGCTCCAGCAGCACTCGACACACTTGATGAACTTGCTGCAGCCCTTGGAGATGATGCAAACTTTGCATCTTCTGTAACAACAAGCCTTGAACTAAAGGTTGATTCAATAACCCCAATTGTTCAAAAGACAGCATCATACACAATGTCATCACTAACTGAAAGAGATGATTTAATTGAAATGAACTCTTCCTCAGCACTTACGCTGACAATTCCAACAAATGCATCAGTTGCCTTCCCAGTTGGAACATCTTTTGATGTTCTTCAAACTGGCTCAGGACAAGTAACAATTGCTGGAGCATCAGGAGTTACTGTTAACGCAACACCAGGTCTAAAGTTAAGAACTCAATATTCTTCTGCAACTTGTTTCAAGAGAGCAGAAAATCTATGGGTTGTTTACGGCGACTTGACAGCGTAGTAAAAATTTAATAGAAACTAGGAGATAGAATGGCAAAGAAACGAGTAGGTAGAAAGTCTCAGGCATCAAATGACTTTTTGGAGCCATTAACGCCGACGATTACTAGCGCTACAAACGTAGGATCAGGTCGTGCATTTAATGATGGAGCAGTAACTGTTGCATTTTCTTTACCTGCGTTATCTCCAAATGCAACATCTTTTACAGTAACAGCAAGCACTGGTCAGACAGCATCTGGAGCATCATCTCCAATTACTGTAACTGGAATTGCTTCAGCAGCAACGCCCACATTTACAGTAACAGCAACTAACGCAGCAGGAACCTCTGCTGCTTCTGCTGCATCTTCTGCAGTGACAGTATCAACTGTTCCTGGTGTTCCAACAAGCGTTTCTGCATCTGCATTATCAGCAAACACAAATAGAATATCCTGGACACCAGGCTCTAATGGTGGTTCCGCACTAAGTTCATATACAATTACTGGTTCTGATGGATCTAATTACACAGGTATTTCTGGTTCTGCTTCAAGTTATGATGCCGATGACCCAGGACAAAATCCAGGATCACAGACATATACAATTGTTGCTATAAATGCTAATGGTTCTTCTACTAGCGCTACAACTAACAACGTTAATACCACTCCGCCATTTTTCCCATTCTTTCCACCGTTCTTTCCATTCTTTCCGTTTTTCCCATTCTTCCCCCCATTTTTCCCATTCTTCCCATTCTTCCCATTCTTTCCACCATTCTTCCCGTTCTTCCCATTCTTCCCGTTCTTCCCACCATTCTTCCCATTCTTCCCATTCTTCCCGTTCTTCCCACCATTCTTCCCATTCTTCCCATTCTTCCCGTTCTTCCCACCTTCTTTCGGTCCGTCCTTCCCATTCTTCCCACCTAGTTTCCCACCAGCAGGAGGATGCTACTGTGGATATTGCTGGAGATGTGGTACATGTTGTCCAGGAAGATCATGTCACTGTTAAAATTAGTGAGGGTGTATGAAAATATGCCCTCATTAAACAACATATGCTATAATAATAAAAGTACTAAAGGAGATTATTTATGTATGCAGTAGTAGTTGGAGGTAATGGAATATATGATGTTATTTCATTATTCAATCACATAAGAGAAGACGTCGTAAATAATTTAGATACGGCATACGCAACTGGTTTGCCTATTACATCAATAGATGCAAGTGCACACAAGCAATCAGCATTATATGGAGCAACCTTTGATGGTTCTGCATTTTCTGGTGGAGTCAGTGGTCCAAACTTACTAAAGGCAACACAAGAAGAATTAGATTCTTTTAATTTATATGCATTTTTATCTGATAGTGTTGTTGTTGCAAGAATTGCGGTGCCTGTAGATAGTCCAAAAGCAGAAATGTTCAGTGCAGCAAATGCTACAGGAATGTCTTTAATTAAAGTTCCTGAAGATCAGGCTGTTTATGTAGGACAATCATACAACTGGGATGGTACTTCTTTTAGTTCAGTAGAATAATTTTAACTTTGAAAGGTTAGTCATATGGAAGTTTATGATGAAAACCAGAATCCCTGGTTTACAAAAGATCGCTCAGAAACTGCATCAAACAGATATCCTACAAAAACTTTACCAAACGGTATTGTTGTAGAAAATCCAGGACTTGGACTAAATATTTATAGAAACGTGTTTAATAAGGACGATGCCGACAGATATATTCAAATACTTGAATCAAATTTAAATGGAAATTTATTTAAGCAGGATGGCACCCAAAGATATAGATGGTCTGAGGCACAAGTAACAAACTCAACAACTCCAATCAAAAGAGCAAGAGATGCTGTAGATTTTAAATATAAACAAGAAAATCTTGGACCACGAGATGCATCTAATGCTGAACTTATTGATTTGCATGAAGAGATTTATCAAAAATTAAAATTTTGCATAGATGATTATGCACGTTATTGGGGAATTAATGTTGTCTATTATGAAGCCTTTAATTTTGTAAAATATGAAGGTGAAGGCAAACACTTTAATATACACGCAGATCACGGTCCTGCTTACAATGCAACTGTATCTGCTGTTATATACATCAATGATGATTATGAGGGCGGAGAAATACAATTTCCAAGACTAGACGGCTACACTCTTATTCCAAAAGTTGGAGATATTGCCGTTTTCCCATCTAACTACATTTATGAGCATGCATCTCTTCCAATGAAGAGCGGTACAAAGTATTGTGTCGTAATCATGACTGATATTAATGAGTTAGGTCATAAAGATGGGCGATGAGTACAATAAATTATTTTTTAAAACATATCGACCATGGTTAACAAAAGATAGTAAATCCGCTCCAACTCCTACGCAAAAAGAAATACCAGATTGGTATAAAGATGCAGATAGATTTGCAAAAATGTCAAATGGAGAATATTACAGAGCACCAAAAGAGGTTTGTCCATTTCCAAAACCTGGAACCACCGATGATTACGGAATGATTCCAACATGGAAAGCATGTCCAGCAATTTTAGATGCTTTTATAACAGGCTATGTTTTTAAAACTCCATGTGATCTTGTGTTTACTAAAAACAGTCACAATTCGTTAGATCTTAAAATAGATAACGTAATGTATAAAGATTTTTGTGTATCTAGGCCACCAATGCCTCAGTTTAAACATCCTCAAGGATATTATAAAGATCATTTTGCCTGGATGCCAGACTGGGGAGTGAGACTGCCCGAAGGATATAGTGCATTATTTATGACACCAATGAATAGGTTCGATCTACCCTTTATGAATACTACTGGCGTGGTTGACTCAGACAAGGTTGAATTGCTTGGCAGTTTTCCATTTTTTATTATTGATGGGTGGGAAGGAACTATCCCAGCGGGAACGCCATATTTACAAATTCTTCCATTTAAAAGAGAAAATTGGGAGCATGAACTTGATATTTTAGATTCATCAACAGTATATGCTAAAATAGTAGATAACGCAAATATTTATCGTCAGCCAGATGGCGGGGTATATAAAGATAAAGTTTGGACAAGAAGAGAATATAAGTAAAAGGAGATACTATGTCAACTTGGACAGAAAAAGAAAACCTTGGAAATGGAATAACTTGTTATAGAGGTGTCATTAAAAAAGAATTTGATGTAATTAACAGACTAGAGAGTACTCTTGGTTCTGTTGCTGGATATGGAGAGTTATCTTCAGAGGGTAAAAGGTACCACTGGATGCCAGCATATGTTGGATATCAGCAGTTGATGCCAGACTATAGGGACTGTGTTGATTTTAAATTTAAAAAGACCGACATTGAGCCAGACAAAAGCGAGGACTCCCTAAAACTACAGGCACTGTGGCAAGACGTTTATGATGCTCAGGCAGTTGCTGTTGAAGATTATAGAAGAGATTATAACATTATGCCTTTGAAATATTGGGAGGCATTTAATTTTATAAAGTATGGTTCAGGTCAGCACTTTAAAGAACACCATGATCATGGATACTCCTATAATTGCACAGTTTCATTGGTTGCCTATGTTAATGATGATTATGATGGCGGAGAGTTATTTTTTAGATTGCAAAATTTAAATATTAAGCCAAAGGCTGGCGATCTATATGTTTTCCCATCAAACTATATGTATCCACATCAAGCAATGCCAGTGCATTCTGGAACTAAGTATTCTATTGTTACAATGCTTGATTATAGCAAAAAGTATCATACCCCAGACATGTATGATCCAAAATGGGAAAAGGAATAATGTTTAATATATCTGTAGAAAAAATGCAGGGCGGTATTTTTAAAATTGAGCCAATGTCTATTAAAAGAGATTGGATGGATTTAACATCAGAGAAACATGCATATAGATGTTTTCCAGTAACTCAAGCCAACGTAGTTGGTTGGAATATTTCTTGTATTGAAGATATAGTTTTTACCTGGGATGGAGTTAATGATCAAACAGATCAACATGTTAAGATTACTGGTCCAGAAGGCTCGTATTCTGGCAGAGGTCAGTCATCTATAAGTTTAAACACTGGATTAGTTTTTAGAACAGATCCAGATATAAGCATTTTAACTATTAATCCAGTTAATTATTTTAATGATGATTTTGAAACAATGTCTAATTTAATAAGCACATCTTTTTATGATAATCCATTACCTTTAGCACTTAAGGCAAAAAAAGCAAATCAAGAAACTATTATAAAGGCTAAAACACCAATTGCAACAATTATTCCTATTTCTTTAACTAGCCTTAATAATACAACTATTGAGATTGTAGCCTACAGTGACCCAGATCGAAAGAGAGAACGAGCCAACATAAACTATGGTAATGCAGCACAAGTTATAAATTCATCTGGTGAGTGGACAGATTGGTATCGTGAGGGAATAGATGAAAAAGGTAACTTGATAGGATCTCATGAAGTTAAAACATTAAAGTTAGATGTAGTAGATAGGTCAAATTTATAATGAGCGATCATTTAAAATCAAACCATACAGACATAGTAAATGAATATATTGCTAATGCAAAAGCACAAAAGGTAAATCATTATATTGTTACTGTATCTAGAGACGGAGAATTTCCTGTGCGATCTATTATTTCTTATGATAATGTTGTTGATGCAGTATCAGGATATGAAATGTATCAGGATGCTGGATTTGCAAAATCTTATCTTACCGTATCTTTGTATGAGCCATCAGGAAAGGTAAATACAAAAGTATTAAAAAGAAATCAGGCTGGTGATCCATCTTTTGTAAGGCAAAATTATATAGATGTTACCAATGCATTGTTACAAATTAAAAACAAATTATCTGAAAAAGATTTTGAGACTTTGTGCACCAACATAGGTACATCTTTTGGCAAGGATAATTGGAGATTTAATATTGAACGGTTTTTTGATAATTTAGGGATAGGATCAACCATACAGGGATAATGTATCCTATGGTATAATTTAAATATGAATCCACAAGAAGCCATAACCGTAGTAAGAAAACCGTCACTTACCCCTTCAGGATTTTTTGGAAGTGGCTCAGAAAATATAGTTGAATTAGAAAATTTTATGACATTAGAAGAAGTTGATTTTTTAGATAAGGCAGCAAGAAATATAACTATATGGGATGTTACCGAAAGCCATAAAAATGAAAACGGTACTGTAATTTATGATGCAGAATATTGGAAGGATAGGGTTGCAAGCGCACCGTCTCTTAACCAAAATGATCCATATATTGTTCCAGTTATAGTTCGTTTATTTAATAGACTGCAGCCAGTAATTGAAAAATTTTTTAGTGTAAAAGTTAAATCAACAGGACAGAGTATAGTAAAGTGGAACCCAGGACAATTCCAAATGCCTCATGCAGACAAAGAATTACACTCAGGTCCAGATGCTGGAACGTCTAATGATTTTCCAAATTATGATATATCAAGTTTATTTTATATCAATGATGATTATGAAGGTGGAGAGTTATACTTTCCAAATCAAGGTATACAGTTTAAACCAAAGCGTGGCTCTGCATATTTTTTCCCAGGAGACATGAACTATGTTCACGGAGTTACTAAAATTAAAAGTGGACTACGATATACTTGTCCATTTTTTTGGGAAATTTTAGAACATACTGGAGAAGTTAAACCAGACTTTAGTACAAAATATCATAGAATTTTTCCTGACGATAAGTCAATAAGTGCTTGGGATCCAGACAATGGGATTAGGAGTTAGCAAATGAACCTAGAAAATAAAAATAGATTAACAAAAGATATAGTTGTTTATGAAAATTTTATTAATGCTGATACTGCTGCAAAACTTGTAAAAGTTTTAGATAAACACGCAGAACTTGGGTTGATTACCTGGATGCCTATATCTTTCTATGAGTCTTATTCTTCAGTCCTGCCACAAGACAATGATGAGCATGTAGAAAATGAAGGATTGCCAAGCGATATATTTTCACAAATAAAGCAAGGAATCATTAATGCTGTTGCAAGCGTTCATGACCTTGATCCTAAGATAATTTCTCAAATTGGGTATCATACTCAGAAATGGGAGCCAGGTGCCTATGCAAGGATTCACTCAGACAACACAGACGAGCATGGAAATTCTGGCGCATTTACTAGAAGCAGATATGCTGCTTTCTTATATTTAAATGATAATTTTGAAGGAGGACTATTACAATTTCCAGAACAAGAATTAAGTATTAAACCAAAGGTCGGTATGCTTGCTGCATTTGATGGGGGATTTAATAATATGCACGAAGTAACACTAATAGAAAGTGGAGTTAGATATACCATTGGTTCGTTCTGGGATGATAGAGAAGAAGATGCATACTCACAAGAGTTAAGAGACGCATGGGCATTAGAAATGAAAGAAACAAGAGCAAAGCAAGAAGTAGAAAGAGCACAATGGCAAGAGTTATTGAAAAAGGGATATAAAATAGATCAAGAAGGTAAACAATATAGGGTGGAACAATAATATGCTATTTCTAGAACAAGAGTTTAAAGATAATGGATTTGAAGCAGAATCAACTTTTGAAGAAGTTCTTCTTGTTCGTAATTTTGCATCTAAAGATGAATTAAGTATGATACTTGATATTATTGAAAAAACACCCAACGATATTTGGTTTGAAGCATACAGAGCAAGTCTTGCTAGATTTTGTTTAGAAAAATTTGGTAGAGATGATGTAGAAAATTTAGTTGCAGAAGGCAAATATGAAATTACTAAAGATTGGGATGATAAAAATCTTGATATTAGTCATAGCCCAGCATCTCGTCAATTGCAAGATAAAATGCATAAATTAATTGCAATAAATCATCCAGACTTAGAGTTAACTGGTTTTGCAACATTGCAAAGAATGCAAGAAGGCGTACAGTTAAAATCTCATACAGATCAACATACTGATCCGTCTATTAGATATGCTGCTATACTATACCTCAATGATGACTATACAGACGGCACTCTATTTTTTAAAAATAAAGATATAGATTTACGTCCAAAGCCAGGAGAACTTCTTGTATTTCCAGGAAACGAAGAATACGAGCATGGAGTAAGGCATGTTGGTCCAGGACCAATAAGATACGTTCTTGTCGGTTTCATAAAAGTTAAAGGCTTTTATGAAAATAATAAATACTAAAGGAGTAATTATGAAGAAAGAAATATTAGAAGAAAAAGTTTACTATTACACAGATGTAATTGCAGATCCATATAAACTGGTTGATGCAATAGAAAAAGATAACCAGGATCCTTGGGGTGAATGGATGGCATGTAGTGGAAAGCATTATGTTTATGGTACAGATAAAAATATCTCCAACTCCGAAGGTGTTGATGAAAAAAATGATTACATATATAAGACATTGCAAAAAGCATTTGATGATGTAGCAAGAGATTATGCAAAATCACAGGGTATAACAGAAGAGCCAAAGTTATTCCCAGTGTATCCAATTAAAAAGTATAGTGCGGGTACATTTATGGGAGCACATTTTGATCAACAGGAGGGCGATGGAAGACTTAAAGTTTCTTTTGTTATGTATCTTAATGATGACTACGAAGGCGGAGAAATATCATTTACCCTAAGAGATCCAAATGGTCCAATTCAAGGTGGGGCTCCAGAATCTGATTTCTCAAAGGCTTTGCCTTCAACATTTAATTTTTATGTAAAGCCAAAAGCAGGAAGCATAATTGTGTTTCCTCCATCACCACCGTATCATCATACAGCGCACTTAGTTAAAAGTGGCTATAAGTATATGATTCCACAACATTGGATTCACTAAACATTCAACCTCAATAATAACATTAGAGTTTTATAAAAATAAAAACTCTGGTATACTTTGACAGTAACGGTTTTCAATTAGGAGAAATACATGTCTGATTTTTTTAGTTTTCGTTTGTCTGAAGAGTTCATAAATGAGTATAAAACAAAAGAACCCCCATTCGGATTTACAGATGCAGGTGGTAATTCATTAGGAGAGATTACATTTATTCGTACCTACTCCCGTATGAAGGAAGACGGAACTAAAGAAAGATGGCATGAGGTTTGTCGTAGAGTAATCGAGGGTATGTATTCGGCTCAAAAGAATCATGCTAAAGAAAACAGGCTACCTTGGAATGATTATAAAGCACAGGCTTCTGCAAAAGAGGCATATCAGCGTTTATTTGAGTTAAAGTGGACACCACCAGGACGAGGCCTATGGTCCTTTGGCACGGCACTTACAATGGAAAAGAAAAATTCAGCAGCATTACAAAATTGCGCTATGGTATCTACAAAAGACATAGATAGAAACGATCCAGGCACATTATTTGGTTGGATTATGGATGCCCTTATGATGGGGGTAGGCGTAGGGTTTGATACTGTCGGGGCAGAAAAACATTTGCCCATTTATGACCCTACAGAACCACCACAGACGTATGAAATCCCAGATACTCGTGAAGGCTGGGTAGAGTCTGTTAGATTGCTCATTAATTCATTTTTAAAGCCTAACATGTATATCCAGGAGTTTAACTATGACCTTATTAGGCCTTTAGGTGCCCCTATTAAAGGTTTTGGAGGCACTGCAAGCGGTCCTGCACCACTCATACAACTTCACAAGCAGATAAAGGCTGTAATCGGCGGTAGAGCAGGAGAAGTCTTTGACTCTCGTGCAATAGTAGATGTAGTTAATCTTATTGGTACCTGTGTGGTATCAGGAAATGTTAGACGATCCGCAACCCTGGCTTTAGGCAGTGCTCAGGATGAAGATTTTATGAATCTTAAAAACGCTGAGATTTTTCCAGAAAGAAATTCGTTTGATTCCGAAAAACCAGGTTGGGCCTGGATGTCTAATAACTCTGTTTCTGCGACGGTAGGTACAAAGTACGAAGACTATATAGATCTAATCGCCAATAACGGAGAACCTGGTTTTATATGGTTAGATGTGGCAAGGGATTACGGGCGTTTGAAAGAACCTGCTGACGGTAAAGATTATCGTGTCATGGGGTTTAACCCTTGTGCCGAACAGCCCTTGGAGTCATACGAACTA